TCAACAAGGAGGGCGGAACAACCTTGATACAGCTGCTCGAAGAAGACCCAGAGCCGATGTGGTTCACTCCTGCCGCTGGCCTTAGGCTTGAGGAGGGAGTTAATATTATTAACGACTGGTTCTCCTATGATCAGAACAGCCCCATCAGCTCAGTCAACCAGCCTAAGCTTTACATTTCCGAGGAGTGCATAAACACCATATGGTGCCTGCGCGAATGGACCGGCCTCGACGGCGAGAAGGGTGCAAGCAAAGACCCAGTCGACTGCCTAAGGTACCTAGCCGTGATGCAGCCCGGATTCACCGACGACCTAACCTACAAAGCTATTGGAGGAGGGTCTTACTAATTCCCATGATATCTATACCAGCAGGAACGCCTCCGCTGCTTCGACTAGCCGAAGCTCAGGTGCTCTTTAACATAAGCAAGTCAACCCTGCTGCGTATGCGCCGGCGGGGAGACATCAGGACCTACAAGACGACGGGGGGACAGTTCATGTTCTACCGCGACGACCTGATCGAACACATTTCCAAGAACACCAATGGCAAACATCAAATACAAGGACCATCGCAATCAGCGTGACCAGCTCGCGTACCACGCGCGGGTACCGGACATCCAATTCCTGCTGAACGAATACCAGCGTTCGGCATTCTTCGGCACCATGGTGTCCAAGATGAACTATGCCGACGACATCAGGCTAGCTCGCTGGCCCGGCCAGACTGACGACGGCAAGAAGCACAGCTACGCCCGCCCGGACGGCGACCCAGCGTTCCCGTTTGAGGGAGCATCCGACGTGCGAGTCAGGCTGGTTGATAGGCTTATCAGGGAGCAGAAAGCCCTTCTCATGCACTCGTTCAAGGCCTGTACCCTAAAGGTGGGCGGCACAGAGATCAATGACACCATGTCTGCGGCGTCGGCCACCAACCTGATGCGCTGGCTCATTGAGACCAAGATGAGGCTGGAACTGCACAAAGAAGCTGAGCTTACGGCAGACTATATGCTGCACTATGGCTGGTCGATTGTTCAGGTCGGATGGGAGCGAGAGGCCGGCAAGCGCGTCCAGCCGATAACCATGCAGGAGCTAGCTCAAGCTGCTCAGGCTCAGCAGATGGCCGGAGCTGATGGCCGAATGGGCTCAATGGTTGCCGCCATTGGCGACCCGAAGAAAGAAGACTACGCAGCTCAGCTCATGATGGTTTACCTCCCCGACCTTATCGAAAGTCAGATCAGGAAGATAATCAAGGAGCTCAGGGAGACCGGAGAGTCTACCATCGAGCAGCCCTTCATCGCCAAGAATCTACCTACTGTAACCGCGCTCAAGCCGTTTGACGAAGTCTGCTTCCCGCCGGAGACCAGCGACCTGCAAAAGGCGCGCGTGATCTTCCGCAGGCAATACGTGACTGAAGTGGAGCTTAGGTCTATGGGTGAGATAGGCGGATGGAAGAAGGACTTTGTCGAAGCAGCCTCCCGCACGATGGGTAACCATTACTATTTCAATGACCCTAACCTTGTCCCGACTACCACGATGCTCAACTCGAACATCCAGCGCGGTGACAATTTGGTCGAGCTAGTGTGGGCGTATTATCGCCAACTAGATAAGAATAACGTTCCGGCCATATACTTCACAGTATTCTGCCCTCAGGTTGGCTCTGAGATGTACGGCATGCAGGAGCTTCTGAACTTCGCGCACAATCAATATCCGTTCGTGGAGCTAAGGATGGAAACCTCTAGGCGTCAGGTGACTGAGTCACGCGGCATACCGGAGCTAACCAAGACTGAACAGGACGAAGTCAAAGCACAGCATGACGCCATTAGGGATCGAACTGCCTTTGAAGTGCTGCCGCCCGTCAAGGTGGTAAAGCGAATTGGCGCCCTTAATAGGATAGCCCCAGCTCAAGTCCTGCCGGTCACCAACAAGGATGACTACACTTGGCTTGAGCCGCCAGCCGGCCGACCTGAGTACGCCTTCCAGATCATCGAGCAAGTTGAAAAGAACCTAGGCAACTACTTCGGCTTCCAAGTCGGGGAGAAGCCCATTGACCCGGTAAAGATTCAGATGATGAAGCAGCTCCAGATCGACAACTGGCTCACCTTCTGGACTAGGTGTTTCACGCAGATGTTCTCCCTGTGCCTGCAATACATGCCAGAGGAGGAGATTGTCAGGATCACCGGTACGCCGCTCAAGCAGGGAATGTCCGATATTCATTCGCAGTACGACTTGAATGTACGATTCGACGTGCGCGACGCCGACCCGGAGTTTGTCCGCGAGAAGCTCAAGTCTATCGTCGAGACTGTCGTGCCGCTCGATGTCTCTGGAGTCATAGACCGCGACAAGCTCGTCAAGCTCGTCATCGAGTCCATCAGCCCGGACGCAGCTCGCGAGCTGATCATCGACAAGGCAACCGCCTCCCAGAAGCTGTACAAGGATGTGACCAGCGACATAGCCCTGATGATGCTCGGCAACGAGGCTATGTACGTAGAAAACGACCCGCAGGCCGGCTCCAAGCTGAAGTTTGCTCAGGAAATCATGAGCAAGAACCCGAAGGCCCAGCAGGCCGCGCAGGGCGATCGCATCTTCCAGATACTTCTGGAAAACTACACGAAGCAGCTGCAGTTCTCCATCGACCAAGAGAAGAACAAGCAAATCGGACGCGTCGGAGTCTCTCCTGCAAGCGAGCAGATTCAGAAAGAGTTCGGAGAGGCCGCCGCCGAAGGCCAGCCCGCAGCTCCAGCTCCGCAGCAAGCCTCACCTGACCAACAGCTATCATGAGCCAACCAAAAGACCCCAAAGAAGTAAACGCCGCCATCCAGAGGGCGTTTGAAAACCAATCACCACAAGTCACCGAAGTGTTTAAGGCGGTGCTTGTTGTCATCGACGTGTACCTCCAGATAGAAATGTCAAAGGTCATGGCCTCCGGCACCACCGGAGAGGAGCGGGTGCATAGCGCCGGCCGCCTTGATGCGTTCAATGACATCCTAGTTGAGCTGCAGACGCGTCGAGACGTGGCCACTTCTGGAACGAATGCGGGTCAAAGCAATCCACAGGGATCATGAACCTTGTAGGACCAAATCTTTGAGCCACATTCCCTTTCGTCTCTGCGGACGTTAAACGCTGACCTACATGGACAACGACCAACAGCCTGAAGCTGAACTCGAACTTGGGAACGAGTCTAATCCCCCCATGAACCAAAACGCGGGACCAGCCGAGCCTCGCGTGATAGAAAAGCCCGAAGATTTTTTCTCTCGGGTGCTGTCTGGCGGCCAGACGCAACAAACCACCGACGTGGAGTCGTCGGAAGCGCCCGAGGCGGAAACGCCAGAGGCAACCACGGATAGCCAAGAGACCGAAGGGCAGACCAATCAGCAAGCATCCTCCACCAAAGGGATGCAGAAGCGTTTGGATAAGCTTACGGCCCTGAGGCGAGAAGCCGAGGAACGTGCAAAGAAGCTGGAAGATGAGGTCTCTGATCTCAAGCGCTCCAAGGCCGTTGCCGCACCTGTGTCCAACAACCCATATGGACAACTTGAAAGTGCTGGCGATATACAGGCCGAGTTTGAGAGGCAGAGGAAGATTCGACTATTCTGCGAACGTTACCCGGACGGATACTACCCAGAGAGCGGTGAATCGATAAGCAAGGAGTCCATAGCCAAATCAAAGGTGAAGGCACTCATGGCAATCGAAGAACACCTGCCGCAGCAGATGGACTATGTCCAGAACTACAACCAAGCCAAAAAGATCGCTAACAACGATTTCAAATGGCTTAGTGACCCCACGGATGACCGGACGGCTAAGGTGAAAGCCTTCGTCGACGCAGTCCCTGAGATCAAGAGGTTCCCGGATTATGAAATCTACGCGGCGCACATGGTTTCTGGTCTTACGAGCTACCAAGCTCAGAAGGCTAGGTCCAAGCAGCCTCAGGAACGAGTACCGATGCAGCCCACGACTACGAGCTCAGCTCCGGTCCGCCCCCAAAAGGGTGACCCGGTAGAAGGAGCCGCAAGCATGGACCGCTATCGCAAATCAGGATCGATCGATGATCTAGCAGCCGTGTTCAAAAACAAGTTCGTCTAAAAACCCAAGACCATGGCAAACCTCTACGAAAACCAGTTCCAGAACCAGCGACCCCTCCCGGGTGCTCGCATCGGTATCCGAGAAGAACTCTCGGACCTGATCCTCAACGTCGACATGAAGGACACGCCCATCACCTCGATGGCCAAGCGTGGTTCCAAGCCCGGCAACACCACGTTCCGCTGGCAGGTCGATCGCAACCCTGACCCGTCCATCGAACTTGGCGTCCTTGACGGCGCTGATGTCGATCCGACTAACCCCAAGGACTCCTCCGAGTTCAAGCAGTACACGATTGGCTACCGCACGGAAGTGGAAAATAACATCCACATGTTCCGCCGCGCTGTCCACGTGTCCAACCTGACTCAGGACATCCTGAACATCGCGGGCGTTAAGGATGAGCTGTCTCGACAGCTTTCCAAGGCCACCCTCGACCTGAAGCGCTCGATGGAGCTTACCTTCACGTCCGACGTTCTGCCCGCCATCGACAACGGCACCCTCCCGTATCGCACTCGCTGCCTTACGTCGTGGATCAAGTCGGACCTCGCTACGGCTGGCACTAACGCTCAGTCCAAGTACGGCATCCAGACCTCGAACGCCTCCGCTGGCAACTATCGTCAGGTCATCCGCCCGGTTGACTCGAACTTCACCACTCCTTCTACGTCCATCATTGGTACCGGTCTCACGATCGATAACCTCTCTGAGAACGACGTTCAGGACGTGATGACTTCGGTCTACGAGCAGACTGGCCAGTTCCGCTCACATGAAGCCGTCGTTGGAACCTCCCTAAAGAGGCAGTTCACCAACCTCGTCTACACTCAGCGCGCACCGGCATCTGGTCATATCACCAGCAATCGCGACGCTAACGCGGATACCATTAAGGCTTCCGTGGACGTGTTCGAAGGTGACTTCGGCCGCCTGTCGCTGATCCCGTCCCAGTTCCTCCACGCTGGCGTCAATCCCTACACCATCAAGTTCGTCTCTGGCGACGTTGACGGCGAATGGCACGTCTATGACGGCGTCCAGTCCATCGCGGCTAACGTGGTCGACAACAAGGTCACTTGGGCTGGCGACGTTCCGACTGTCACGGCCGGAACTAACAACGCCAAGTACGCCACCGAAGCCGACGCCAAGAAGCACGTGAACCTTCACGCGCAGAACGCCAAGTGCAAGGGCTTCATCATCCCGTGGGAATACCTCGAAATCCGCTATGGTGGCAACATCGCGCAGGTTCGTGAGCTCACGGAAAATGGCGGTGGTCCTCGTCGCATGATGGAAGCTATGGCCGCTCTGGTCGTCCAGAGCCCCCTGTGCTTCGGCATGTTCGACTACAAGGCTAACGACGCCTAATCATACGAGGTCATGGCTGAGCTGCCGCCCATCCATGAATCCATACCCGGCGAGCTTCTCAAGCCTATGCTTGAGGAGTTTCGCTCGGGGTGGGCCCTCCGTAAGGTCCAAGCAGAGGCAGCTCGGAAGCTCATCGCCGAGACCAACAAAACTGGGCACAAATTTTCCGAAGGGGTAGGCCAGCTAAGGGCCCGAATCCCTATCGATTTCTATCAGCACATGAAGTTTATGTTCGGCCATGACATATGGCAGGACAAGAAGTTCCTGAACCGCGTTCTACAGGAGAACCCTGAGTTCAAACCGACTGTTGAAGCCAAAACCCAGATCGTTACGCCCGGTCTAAGCTTCTGATGCGCACCTCATACTTCAGCGAAATACTGCACATAGCCCTTCAAATGTGCGGATTGGACCGAAACCTGACGACTCCCGACAGGTTTGCGATGATACGCGACTTCTCTAGCCGCCGACTCCAGAAAATATGGGAGTCCAACGACTGGCCTGAGCTTAAAAAGTACTCCCAATGCGCAACGACGTACGTCGGAGACCGCGCGAAGATAGCTTTGCCGGCCGATGCTGGCCAAATAATGGCCGTATGGTCAAGGGACCCGATTGCGTCCACTCACGCCATCCAGAAAGACACCGAAACCATCGATGATGGCATGTATTTGGTCAATGAGCTCGATTCGACTGTCTGGGTTGAGCACCGCCCAGACGCTCCAGTACTGTCTGGCGACGCTTGGGTAAGCTCTCAGGTGTATAGCCCGGGAGCTCAGGTGTATTACGACGCAGGCAGCTCGTCTGGATCACTAATTCCAGTCCAAGGTTACGCTGTTCAGGGTGATTTCTACACCTACATAGGCACTACGACTTCTCCGGCCGGCGTAGCGCCCACCATTGGCGACTGGCAGAAGGTAAAGATACCTCGCTTGTTCGCCGACTACATGGCTCAGGGAGCTTTCTCTGATTACAGCCGCGCCCAAGGAACGCTAGACGTCAATACCCTCGGCTATATCGAGAACCGAACCGAGGAAGCCAAGGTACACGCTATGGACCAAGTGTTGCGCCAGCAAGGCAACACGCGCAGGATCAATTTTCGAGGATACTAATCTATGTTCAACAAAACTACCCCCCTAATCAAGCGGTTCAAAACGAGGACCTTTACGGCTTCAAGCACCGCCACCAAAATCGAGCCTGTCACGATGGGTGAGCAGCGCATTCAGCTGCACATCCAGCCCAAGGCTGCCGACTGCGTCATTAAGTTTAACGACGACGATGCGCACGGCCTTCTCATTGCAAGTGGCGGTATCTACATCATTGAAGGCTACCAAGGCCCTCTGTTCATTACTGGCTCAGGAGTTGTAGTTGTTTACGAGGGCGTGATCTAATGGGCTCGTCGTATTCGCCCCCTCCAGAAAAGAACGTCGTCAATATAGGCGATGAGATTTCCCAGCAACTGCTCGACGCGCTGAACGCCGCGCCGGCGCCTTCTTCCGGCAACC